AGAGAAGAAGGGAAGTTAATTGCCAGGCCGACGGCGGATAACAGCTTTGAGTTGTTGCCCGTCGCTGAGAACACGTTCATTCGTCGCGATCAGAACATTCGCTACACGTTTGTGAGAGGTGCGAGTGGAGTCAGTGACCTGCAATTCGCGTTTGGAGGCGGCGGAGGCGGTACGGCGCCAAAAGTTTCTGCGGAGAGGTTGGTTCCGTTCGAACACCTGAACGCCGGCGCCGTCACCCAGATCGATCGTGTACTGGTACACGACTTCCTCGTCAGCCGCTGGCTGCTCTACAACTTCCGGTTCTGTCCTAGCAACGAAACGTCCCTGCTCATCACGGGCAGGCGTGGCGTCTGGGGTGGGTTGATCGAAGTTCTCAAAAGCTAGCGCGCGAAGTTCGTCCAGTGATAGTTCTTCAGGATTCTTCTGTTCAGAAGCCAATTTGGTTCTCCTGCTCGGATTTCAAGCGTTCTATTTCGGATTTAAAGCGGTTTACTAGTTGGGTCGCGCCACGACCTTCGTGTAGTAGGCGCATGGCGCGGGAGTCATCATCAGCAGTGAACGCTGCATCTTTTGCCTGCAGCGCTAGCTGATCTAGGAGTTCAACGACTTCCCTAAAACCCGGAGTCCGGGCAATGCGGGCGATATTGAACGTATCCATCTACTGTTCCGGTGGTGCTTGGTTCGCAAGGGGCTGCTGTGGTGCTGCTAGCAGGTTGCTCATCAGTCCACGGGCGGCTTCATCGTGTGCGCCTGACTGGTCGAGGATGTGCTTGACGACTTGGATGCCTCCGCGTACATCGCCCTTTGTCTGTTCCAGCTGCTGTGCGTTCTGCGCCTTTTTGTCTTCCAGAGCAGAGTCGGCCATCGCTTTAATGGCGACCGGGTTCTGTTGCATGGCGCGTTGGGCGTCTTCCGGCGTCATCTCGATAATCAGGTCGTTGTAGTCCCAGCCCGTTATGTCGATGAGGTCTTCGGTGAAGGCGGCCAGATCCAGTTTCTTATTCTGGATTGTGAACGCTTGCTGAACCGGTGCCGACGCGAAGAACTGCATCAGTGTCGGAACTAGTGAAACCATTGCGCGCTTTGAAGCGAGCTTCGTGCTAGATAGAACCTCGATCGCGTACTTGCCGTTGTAGATGGTCAGGTGATCGTCGTCGAACGCGTGACCTTCCTCTTCGGTGAGGATTTTATTGATGTCTTCCGGTGTCAGGTTGTCTTTGCACATCCCGATAAACGCTTGGAGCGTCGGGATGAAGACCAAATCCGCGAATTGCTCGATGAAATACTGCACTTGGGTCTGCGCGCTTGCAGTGAACTGCTGAACGCCTTCCGCGGTGCGCATAGCCTGGTTGGGCATATCCGCGCCGAAGTTGGCGCCTACACGCTTACGCGCGCGAGCTTCGGACGCCTGGATCGCCTGTAACGCTTCCTGCGTTACGCTCTGGACCGCGAGCGGTGTCAGTTCACCGTCATCGTTGATGACGCGGCCGGGAGCCACTTTGATGTTCTGAGCACTCGGCCCAACGCCCTTCCTCCGGTGGAAGGATGGAGAGAGGGTGAGATTTAGAGAGTCGATCCACGCGTTCACTACGCCCGATTCCAGGCGTTGTTCGCCATCGAGCAAGTGGCCGATGCCCAGACCCCAGAACGACTTCAGAACGTCTATGAAAGCGCTGGATACGAACGGAAGTTCGTCATACTCGTTTTCGTCGTTGCGCAGGACGAGTGTGCGTTGCAGCACGACGATGACACGGTCTTCTGTCCAGTACTCGAGAATTTCGAGAGGCTGCGACAGTGGGTTGACGGACGTAGCGTTACGCTGGATCTCTGCCTGCTGCCGGCGCCAGGTTTCGACGTGCAGGGAGACGAAGCTGTCTTGTGAGGGTTCTGACAGGTTCGCCAGAAACTCTTTCAACTGCGCCCGCGTCGGAATGTTCTTGTACCGCTCGTCGCTACGCATCTCGTCAAGGTCTTCGGCCGTGACGAACTTTTGCAAAATTACGTACCGGCTGTCGCGTATGTCCTGAGTACGAAGAGCGCCGTCAACTAGGATGTTGCCGAGTTCGATGAAGTCGAAGGTCGGCTCGGAGCAGGTTATTTCCTTGGTCGTACTCTCAATCTTTCCGTCTGCAGTTTTGTTGTACTCACGTACGCGCTCGGTCGTGATGCTCCATCCCCACTTACCGACGCCGTTACCGTAGAGCAGGCACGACTTGAGGATCTTGCGAATCTCTTCTTTGAAGCCCGAAGCGGTGATCGCCCATTTGCAGACCTTCGAGGCCGCGCGTGCGGCGCTCTGCGGCGTGGTGCCTTTCGCGGTGAGCAGGAACGGGGTCTTATCGCTGAAGAAACCGAGGAAGATTTGGGGGAGTAGAGACTCAACAACCTCTAGGACCAGCGGCATGGCGAGGTGCGAACGGACCTCGTTCGAGCCTTCCCAACGGCGCTCTTTTGGTACCGCGCGGTAGAGGTCATCGATGTAGTTCTGCTCTGTAGGGTGCGCCTTGGACTGGACGAACTTAGTTGCGTTAGCAATGTCCGAGACGACCATGTTCAACGCGTCGGCGTCGGCCAGTTTCTCGTCAGAGAACTTGGTCTGTTCCGGCGTTGGCACCATAGGTGCCGCTTCAATAGCGTTCGGTAATGATTGGAAGCCACCCATCAGCAGGAAAATCCGTCTCCGAGCAGAGAGGACGGTTCGTCCTTACGCTCGGTTGAAAATGGAACGTCGAAGAAATACGGCAGCTTCTTTACCAAAGGCACGAACGCGATGTTGGCGGTCAGTGCGTTATAGAGAAGCGCGAGACAGTCGGGACGATCGTCATAGCGACCGCGTGGAAACTGGTCAAGTTCTTCCGCGAGTTTGGGGTAGTCTGTAGCGCCCGCGAGAATGAACATGCGTCCCGTTTTGAAGGCGGCCTCCAGCGCGGCAATGCGGGTGTATTTTGCGTCTTTTTGCCGAGAGACTTTGATGAAATCCAGCGGCAGGGTGACGCCTCGGTCCCGCGCTAACGTGCGAAGGAACTCAACGAAAAACTCGGCGCCGACGGCCCGCTCGATCAATATGCGCTGGGGTCGGTACTTAATGTACGTATTGATGAGAGTCGTGCCGATTACATACGGCGACCACTGACCGCCCACTACGTCTTCCACCCAGACGCGACCGCGACTGTCAGGGCGCCCAACCGCGATTACTGTGCTGTCGGCGGTGGAGCTTGCAGAGTTCGCCAAATCGACGGTGAACAGGCAGGAACCTTGCGCAGGAAACTCTGGATCGACCCGCGACTTCGTCACTCGTTGAATTAGGTCAGGTGGGAAGATTTGATCGCCGTCTGCGACGATCCTGTTTTCGTATTGGCACGTGTACATCACCGGGTCTTCGCGCTTGAGACTCGCTAGAATCTCAGGGGTGAAGCCGATGAGCCGACCATCTTTTGTGGAGCGCTGGGGGAAGAGAAGAGAACCGTCTTCTTTATAGACGCTTCGTACTACAATCTCCCACTCGTCTACGCCGGCATCCTTTGAGATGATACGGGCATACAGATCTGCATGTGAGTAGCGCGTGCCGGTGACAATGATGTCCGACACGCCTGGGTCCATCAGAGGAAAAAAATTGTAAAATTCGGACTCGAGTTTATCGAGAAGTGTGACGTTCCTGAAGTTGCTGGAATTTACAAGGTCGTCGGCAAAAAAACTCGTATAATGTTGGCCAGTCTGTGTCGCGCGAGGCGATGCGACGGTGACCGTCTGCTCTTTTAAGTGGCGTCTAGTGCGGGCGGGGCAAGTGAACGCGCTATCGCTACCCTTTTTGCCGGTCCAGCAGTACTCCGGAAACAAGGTTGCCAATTTCGATTTGTGGTTCTCACCACTGAAGTGTGAACGAACCTCTTTTAACCACTTCTTTGTGAGCGGTAGAGTCGCGCTCATTAGAAGTATGCGGACGTTCGGGTCAACCAGTATGCGTCGGACGATTTCCACGCACGTCACGGATGTCTTGTAGTGACCGCGAGGAGCCAAAATAAGGCGCTTCAGCTTCTTCGACTTCATCGCGTCGACGATACGGGCGAGCTCTTCCTCGACGCGCGGGTCGCCGACGTTGATCTCGCCCCAGTACTGGGCCGGGAGCTCGTCGAGCACTTCGCGATTGACGACCGCGTCCTTCGCAAGCAGCACGTGACGGTTGTCGACCGCCTGGGGGCGGGCGGCAGTCAGGGCGCCATGGATCCAGGCCAAGTCGGTCATCAGTAAGCCTTGATCATTTCCTTGGGCGCGTTGGGCCGGGCCTCCGGCACATAGAGCGCGATGGGCCGCACTTCATAGATGCTGGTGGGATTGGCGGCAGAGAGTTCCTTGGCCACCGCCAGGGCGGCATCCAGATTTTCCACGTCGATGACATAAAAGCCGAGCAGCTGTTCCTTGGTCTCGGCGAACGGCCCGTCGATCACCATGCCGCTGCGCAAGGTTG